AAAACAATAGGGCCCGTTAGGGCCCTCTGGGTTAACGTACACGAAGCCAGTGCTTGAGAGCCACTGACCGCTTAGCCATGATGGTGTTCATCACTGCTTGTGCTTTGAATGGAGCTACATTCTTGATCAAACGGTATACGTTACCGTTCTTGATCTGGATGTAGATGGAACCACGGTTTATAAGTCCGGTGGATACTTGGACTGGGATGGCACGGCTCATGGGTGAGTCCTCTTGGATGAGTGATGGTACTGAAAGTAGTACCTTAAGGGAGCCAGAGGCTCCAAGTATGTATAGTCAACTGGCTCCCAAAGGGAGACATTGTGTTAGAACCTGAATACCCTTAGGTATTCATATGAACCTCGTGTGCTATACAATAGGGATCACATAGTGATACCTTATATCTCACCCGAGTACCCAAAGGTACTCGTGGATCCTTGTGTGATACCTATACTAAGCTGGCTCACGAAGTGAGACATCTATGACATCAGTATACCTAAGACTCATAGAGCTCTGAGACATGGTGAGGCAGCTGTTGCTATTTCCCTCAGGACTACATCAGTATACATGAGTACTATACCCATATATATATAGGTAGACTATGGTCTATATGGTGTTCCTTGGGAGTACCTTTGGGGCTATCCCCCGGTACCCCTTGGGACTACACGAGAACCACTGCCCCTTTGGTAGTTCTAGGTGTAGTACTAAGGGATCCTTAAGGTTACCCTCAGGACTCCTCAGGGAGTTTAGGGGGGGCCCTCAGAACTATCAAGGTACCTCGGTATCAAGGGATTACTTCTCTATCCCCTAGATATCCGATAGGAATCCTATATAATCTTTTAAGTACCTTATAGGAACACTATACATCAGGGTATCTGTGAGACTACAGAGGGTTTCCCTCAGTATGAGTAGATCTCTGATCTATAATCTTTTAAGTACCTTATAGGAACACTATACAAAGGAGTCTTAATGTACCCTAAAGGGGGTACTTGTGGAGTAGTTAGGGCTAGTACAATACCTTTAGGGGTCCTTAGGGATCCTAGACACGGTAGGGTACTATGAGATGTTACACATCTCTTACCTTAAGAGATACGAGGGGGTCTCTGAGTAACTACATCACTAACATCTATATCTATGAGTAGATCTATGATCTATATATTACTGGATATATGTACTCAGGGATACCCCCTCAAGGGGTCTAAGGGAGATCTTAAGGGTCTTTAAGGAGTCCCTAAGGTAAACAACAACCACTATACTCCTTATACTCCTTAGTAGACTTAGAGGTCCTTAGGGGTACTATAGGATACTATAGGCCCCTTAAGAGTATCTGAGGTAACAACTCTTTATTTATTTTGTATTGCCCTAAACCCCTTAGGGGGTTACTAAACGTAGTCTTGGAGGACTCCCTTGGAACCTAACAAATTAACTAATACAAGTTTGTCTATGACAAATAAGAGTTCGTCTCTGACGAATAGACAGAAACTAGCCTTAGCAAAGGAATCACAGAAGCGTAAGGATCTTGTAAGATACGAGGGGTCCTTTGAAGACTTCGCTGAAGAGCAGATAAGAATATTACCAAAAGATGCATCTAAGGGTTTCATACCTTTAGAGTTCAATAAGGCTCAGCAGATAGTCAATGATGCCATTGAGAAGCAACTGAAAGAGACCGGCAAGGTCAGGGCAATTATACTTAAAGCAAGGCAGATGGGTCTGTCGACTTATGCATGTGGTCGTGTGTACTGGAAGTCATACCTGACCCCATACAACAAGTCAGTTGTTATGGCTCATGACTCTGCAACATCTGATGCACTGTTTGCCATGTCTCGTAACATCATTCAGAATATGAAGCCAGAGTTCAAGCCAATACTTAAGAAGTCTAACTCCAAAGAGATTGGCTTCGAGCACAATGACTCAGGTTACAGATTGTACACCGCAGGATCCCCAGAGGCAGGCCGAGGTACAACACCTACAATAGCCCACCTGTCAGAGGTAGCCTTTTGGACCCATGACGCTAAGATACTTGCAGGACTATTCCAAGGAATAAGTCAAGCAGATGGCACTGAAGTGATCTTAGAGTCTACTGCTAATGGTGTTGGTAATGAATTCCACAGACTATGGAAAGGTGCTGTGGCAGGTGAGAACGAATATATCCCTATCTTTGTACCTTGGTTTCTTATGCCAGAGTATCGTAGGTTTGTCTTAGAGCCTGAGACCTTTGCAGACACAGTGACAGAGGAAGAAGAAGGTTTGCAGTCAGTTCATGGTTTAGACTTAGAACAGCTGTACTGGAGAAGACTTAAGATAGCCGAAGGGGGTATGGATAAGTTCCGTCAGGAATACCCATCAACAGCCAACGAGGCCTTTATAGTCTCAGGTTCTAACGTATTTGACACAGGTAAGTTAGATGACATGGTTGCATTACCATGTATGAAGAGACAACACTTCAGTTTAGAATCGTGTATGTTTGAAGATCACCGAGAAGGTTTCTTGGAGATCTATAAGTACCCTAAGTATGACATGGACTTCATCATCGGAGCTGACTGTGCCTTGGGGGTTGGACAAGATTACTCAGCAGCAGTAGTCTTAAATGCAGAAAGAGAAGTATGCGCAGTGTACCGTAACAACAAACTAGACCCTACTCAGTATGGTGATCTCTTGTTCTACTTAGGCCGCTACTACAACAACTCTCTCCTTGCAGTGGAATCTAATTCCTTAGGTATAGCAACACTAAACCGATTAAAACAAATGGATTATGTGAACTTATACCATCAAACAAAAGTAGCTAACGTGTCCAATGAGGAGGGCACACGGTTGGGGTGGAGGACTACTCAAGCTACTAAGCCCATGATCATAGGGCATCTTAAGAATGCAATAGAGAATGATGATATTTCTCTTGCATCCCCCGTTATCATACAAGAGTGTATGAACTACGTGGCTGATGCCAGTGGTAAAACGAATGCTATCTCTGGCTGTCATGACGACACCGTAATAGCAACAGCTATAGCCCTTGAGGTTCTCCGCACACACGGAGACAGACTGTCAAGTACGCGAGTATCCTTCAGGAACCAAGCGTACACCCCTGACAACACTCAATGGTTATAGTCCCAGAGGGTCCCTCTCTTTTCCGAGGGGCCTTCGTGTCACCAAGTTTCCCATAGTCCTCCACTATGTAAGATGTTTTCTTTTAGGCGGTTATGCTTCACATCTCGGGAATGAGAAAGACAGCAAACTGCCCCTAATTATAAGAGCTACCTTTGAGGTAGTAATAGATAGATTTGTAGGGTGTTTACCCACATAAAAAGAGGTATATCATAGATGTCAAGTAATAATGAAGATGGATACAAAGTACAAGTATCCGATGAGGACCTAAACACACTCCTCGACTATAAGTTGGCACAGTCTAGTTCCAGCTTCCTAGATACCTCAGAGCTATCTGATGAACGTCAGAAGTCCACATACGAATACGCAATGATCCCTCAGGGGCACTTAAAGCCCCAAGGTGTATCACGTATTGTATCGTCAGACACAGTTGAAGCTATTGAAGGTTACACAGCAGTACTCTCTGAGCTACTGTTCGATAACAACAAGCTAGCTAAGTTTAAAGCATACGACCGTACGCCATTGGCCTACCATAAAGCTACTGCAGCTTCAGAGTTAATCAACCATTGTTTGTTTGCAAAGAACCGAGGTTGGTCTGTGCTAAACACATGGCTTAAGTCAGCCCTGATGTGGAAGCTATCAGCAGTGACATGGTCCTATGTAGCGGAAGAGAAGATATCTTTCGAAGAGTACGAAACAATTGACAGTACTGCACTTGACGTACTACTGTCAGACCCGGAGATCACCACGACAGGTGATATATATTTAGATGAACTGACAGGTAACTACCTTGATGTCAGACTTAAGCGTACTAAAGTTACCAACAAAGTAATTGTATCAGCTGTACCCCCTGAGACCCTAAGAGTAAGCAGAGGAGCCACAGGTGTACACGATGCATCCTTTGTAGGGTTTGAAGAAGAGATGACACGGTCAGAGATACGAGAGCGTTGGCCTGATAAGGCTGACACTGTTGACTGGTCTACTGTAGAAGGTACTATTAATTTCTCTAACACAGACTCTCTGGCACGTAAGCAGGCAATAGGTACTACCTTACTATTAGGTACTGCTGATGATAACCAGTTAGAAGCCACTGAGTCTGCCGTAGTACTCCGCTGTTGGGTATACGTTGACCGTGATGGTGATGGTATTGCTGAGCTTAAGTACCTTGTCAGAGTAGGTGACACTATCCTTTATGAGGATGATGCAGACCATATGCAGGTAGCAACCTTCACCCCATTTGAAATCCCCTTCGAACTTGAAGGTCTTTCTATGGCTGATATGGTAAGACCAACCACATTATCATCCACAGCTATCTTACGTGGATTTGTTGAGAACACTTACCTGACAAACTATGCACCTAAGATTGCAGACCCTAACGTAGTAGACTTCTCTGCGTTGCAGAACATGAAGCCTAAGCAGATCATTGCATCCAACGGTAACCCGATGAGTGCAGTTGCATCCCTGCCACCTGAGCAGATCTCAACAGGTACAGTACCCTTGCTCCAGTTCTTGCAAGGTCACAAAGAACAAGCCACTGGACTGTCTAAAGCAGCCCAAGGTCTTAACGATGCCCTATATGTGTCTGGTAACTCAGAAGCTAAGGTGTCGCAAGTGCAGTCCGCTGCACAGACACGTATACAATTCATTGCTCGTAGATTCATGGAAACCGGTGGTCGGGAACTCCTTGAAGGTATCTACAAGACAATGCGTAAAGAAATGCGTGGTGGGTCTGTAGGTGACTACACAGGCAATCAACGATATCTCGATGTGTCCATAGATGATCTACCCGGAATCGAGTACATGACTGTAGAAGCAGATGTTGGTGATGCCAGTAATCA